ACAGTTTGATACTTTTTATGAGCCGTTTTTGGGTGGTGGCGCAATTTGGCTCGACTTGGAGCACGATAAAAATGTCGTCAATGACAGTTATGCTGACGTGATGAATTTTTATAGAGTATTGAAGTCAGACACTCATCGTTTTGTTAAGGCGATAAACGACCTCAGTTCGGCTTACAGCAAAGAGATGGAAAGTGTTAAAAGGGATTCCGCAGTGGAAAAACAGCTTAAAAGCGCCCAGGCCCAAGAACAAAAGCTTTATATTTCCAGTTATAAGAAAGCGGCAGCCGGCATTGGCACCCTCAACAAGAAGGAGTATAATGAGGAGAAAGTAGGCCAATTGATTGAAGAGTGCGCAGAATGGAACGAGGCCCTCGCGGCAAAGAAGGCCGAGATAAAAAAGCTCAAAAAAGAACTTAATAAGCCTGTTTATGAAATAGCTGACAAGTATTATTATTATTATCGGAATAATGATTTTGATACTGATTTCGAAAATGCAGTCAAATTTTATATACTGCGCCAACTTTCTTTTTCGGGGATGCTGCGCTTTAGTTCTGATGGCAAGTTTAATATTCCATATGGGTGGTATAAAAGCTTTAAAGGCATTGAACAAGGTGTCGAAGAAATCCAGGGGATGTTGAATAATACCACTTTAATGTGTTGTGATTGGAAAGAGAGCGTGGAAGGAGCAACAAAGGATGATTTTGTCTTCTTGGACCCTCCTTACACACGCACCTTCACAGAATATCATCCGACTGGCCAGTTTGGAAAAGAGGAACATGAGGCTCTGGCCGCATGGTTTGAAACCACGGATGTTCCTGTGATGATTATATTGAACAGGGATGAGTTTACAGAATCTCTTTATGAAGATTATATAATCGGAGACTATGATTATAAATATTCAATTCAATATCGAGATCGCATGACTGAACAAGACTCTAACGCTAAACATTTTATCGCTATTAATAATTACACTGTTAACACGGGAGACGAGAAAGATGAATCTTAAGTTTGTGAGAACTAGAGAAGATGCCAAATTGCCGGTTCGTGCCCACCCCACCGATGCAGGGATGGATGTATTCTATTGCCCGGATCCGACAGCCCCCGCGCTGGAGGAGAGAGGAGAATTTTGGATTCCTCCTCGCGAAACGTGCGTTTTAGCCACTGGGTTGAGAGTTGAAGTCCCTCCGGGCTATATGCTTGAAATCAAAAACAAATCCGGCATTGCCTCAAAGCGCCAACTTCTGGTGGGCGCGTGCGTGATTGATCCGGGTTACGATGGAGAAGTGTTTATAAATCTTCACAACATTGGGAGTGGCACTCAGATTATCAAACCTGGGGAAAAAATTGCCCAAGCAGTTTTGGTGCCTGTGGTTCATTGCGGAATCGAAGAGGCGTTTGATGAGGGTGAGTTTAATTCTAACACCGAGCGAGGACCCGGCGGCTTTGGATCAACAGGAAGATTTTAATGAGTATCAAGAGAAAAATAAAACGGCAAGCAGAAAAAGAGGACAACAAAGAATTCCAAGCCAAAGTGGCTTTATTCGGCAAGCTGGGGGATGAGTGCCTTGTTTGTAATAAGCCATTTGACAAAAAAGATAAAGACATGGTGATGTCGTGGTATGTTGCAGTACGCCAGAAAGAAGATGTTGTTAATCTATATTGCCCTGACTGTTGGAATCGGGGCTTATCTTTAGTGCAGAATATTAAGGAGGATCTTAGTGAGCGAGCGAAAAAGTAAAATTAAATTTAAACAATTTTGTGAGGATAATAATCTCCGCTATCAATTGAATGAAGTTGGAGAACCCATCAGCCCCTCTAGAATCAGAAAGTTTAGTGATGATCATATGTGGTGGACAGGTGTTGACGATGGTCTTATCGGTGTTTCGGTTCGGCGCCCCACAGAGACAACTTATAACAAGGTAAAACGAAAGCTTCTAACGATGGGGTGTGTTCTTTCTCAAGACGGTGACACCGAAGGGAACTTTTTTGTGAAGGAAAAAGATGCTGCGAAAGTGGCCAAATTTCTCCACACCAACAAACGTAAAGGGTCTTCTAAGCGAAGCCAGCAAATGAAAGAATATTGGGCCAAGCGCAAACAAGAGGTGGCCTGATGAGGGAAGCTTTAAGTTTTGATGATGTACTATTGGTTCCCAAGTGTTCCGATATTGAAAGCAGAAAACATATCGATATTGGCAATCATTTGGATGATAATATCACTTTAAGTTTGCCGGTCATTTCAAGCCCCATGGACACGGTGACACAATCAAAGATGGCAATTGCCATGCGTGAAGCCGGGGGTCTCGGCATCATTCATAGATATAACTCTATTGAGAAACAAGTCGATCTTGTTTTGTCTGCTCAATGGAACGGGGTGCCCATTGCTGGTGCTGCCATCGGGGCCACGGGAGATTTTGAAGAACGCGCATGTGCCCTTTATGATGCCAGGGTTAGTGTTATTTGTATTGACGTTGCCCACGGGCATCACTGCGTGGTTAAAAAAGCACTCCAAACCCTTAGAGAGACCTTTGGAGCCTCGCTGCATATTATGGCTGGGAACGTGGCCACCTTGGAGGGGTTTAATGATTTGGCCGACTGGGGGGCGACCAGCATTAGAGTGGGCATCGGAGGCGGTTCCATTTGTTCCACGCGCCAGCAGACCGGCCATGGAATTCCCACTTTTCAATCCATTTTAGATTGCGCCCAGTCGGATAGAGATGCAAAATTAATTGTTGATGGGGGGTTAAAAACTAATGGGGATATCGTGAAGGCGCTGGCGGCAGGAGCCGATTTTGTAATGCTTGGATCCATGTTGGCTGGAACGGCTGAAGCTCCCGGTGAAATATTCCAGAGTAAGAATAAAAAGTATAAGGTGTATCGCGGCATGGCCAGTAAAGCTGCTCAAGATGAGTGGCGCGGAAAGTCATCTGCGCCGGAGGGGGTTTCGACCACCATTCCTTTCAAGGGAGATGTTAAAACAATTCTTGATAATATGAGAGGGAATATTCAAAGTGGATTTGCTTATACTGGTGCAAAGCGTATAGAAGAGTTGTGGATGAAGGCTGAATTTATTAAGCAGACTTCAGCGGGGCAGGTGGAAAGCTCTACTCATATTATGCGAGGGAAATAATGGTAAAATATGGGAAGGGCGGAAAGAAAATCGTTTTTTATGATTCTGATAAAAGACATGCGGATTTAAAAATACGGCTGCATTATGATGGTCTAACCCAATCGGCCTTTTTCCGGGGCCTCGTGTCGGGGTATTTAGCTCAAGACGAAGATCTGATGAGTTATATTGACACGCTTAAAGAACAAACCAAAGTTCAGAGCGCTTCAAAGAAAAACAAGATTAAGAGTTTATCTCAAGCAAGAGAGGAAACGATTGATAAGTTTGCTTTAAAAGATAGTGAGATCGAGAGCATCTTCGACATACTAGAGGAGGAAGGTCCAGAACTATGAGGGAATGTGCAGAGGAGTGTCAGTTAAAAAAGAAATGTTGCAAGAAGGAAGATTGTCGATATTGGATTGATTACGAAGACGATTTGAATTGCTCGTTGGTGGCAGTAGAAAAAAATGGCAACATGACTTTGCGGCAAGTCGCAGACAGGTTACATGTGAGTTTTGTCAGGATTAAACAAATTGAGGATAAGGCCCTTAAAAAACTTACGAAAGTAAATTGTATTGATTTTTAATGAGACGTTTTATGTTTCTCTTGACTAATTAAAGTAGGTGAAAAACCCTTTTCTTTTTTCAAAAGGAGATAAATGATGCGAGATCGTAAAAAGAAAACTTTGCTTAACGAGGGAACAATCCGACGTTTCATGAAGCTGGCCAATATGGAACCACTTCAAGAGACTTACTTCGACCGTTACGGCTTGGAAGAACAAGAAGACGAGGAAGAGTTAGAAGTGGGTGCCGAGGAAGAAGTTGACCTTGGCGGCGGTGAAGAATTAGAAGTGGGTGCCGAGGAAGAAGTTGAACTTGGTGGCGACGAAGAACTTGGCGGTGAAGGAGGTGATGTAGACGAAGCTGCCGTAGTAGATCTGATGACCACGATTGCAGATGCTGTTGAAGAAAAATATGGTCTTCCCATGAGTGTCGAAGCCGGCGGCGAAGAAGCCGGCGGTGAGGAGTTAGAGATGGGTGACGAGGAAGAACTCGGCGGTGGCGAGGAAGAACTCGGCGGTGGCGAGGAAG